GTGACTGTACAACGTTTCGAGGAAGTCAAGTATCCCAAGATCGCCAGGTACGAAGAGACAGCTCGTGGTTTCTTTTGGGTTCCAGAAGAGATCAGCCTAACCAAAGACAAGATGGATCATAAAGATGCCAGCGATGCAGTCAAGCATATCTTTACCAGCAATCTACTGCGTCAGACAGCATTAGATTCTATCCAAGGCCGTGCTCCTATACAGGTATTCTCTCCTGTGATATCTATTCCGGAACTAGAAGCATTGGTGACCAACTGGAGTTTTTTTGAAACAGCGATACATTCAAAAAGCTACAGCCACATCATACGTAATGTCTACGGTGTTCCTAAAGACGAATTTAATAAAATACACGATACCCGAGAGATCGTAGAAATGGCTGCCAACATTGGCAAGTACTATGAAGACCTACATCAGATCAACTGCTTCAAAGAAGTCAGTCCGGGATCTGTAACAGAAAAGAGTCATATCCGTGCTATCTGGTTGGCACTCAACGCCAGCTATGCTCTAGAAGCATTCCGCTTCATGGTGTCATTCGCGACCAGCCTGGCTATGGTAGAGAACAAGATCTATATCGGCAATGGCAACATCATTTCACTGATCCTACAGGATGAGATCCTGCACGCAGAATGGACTGCTTGGTTGATCAACAATGTCATCAAAGATGATGAACGGTTTGTAGAAGCTAAAGCAGAATGTGAAGCTGAAGTCTATCAGATGTACATGGATGTTATAGAGGAAGAAAAGGCCTGGGCTGAATATCTGTTCAAACTAGGTCCTGTTATCGGACTTAATGAAACTATCTTAAAAGATTTCGTAGACTACACAGCATTCACCCGACTCAAAGAGATTGGCATCAAGTATCAAGGCGAACACCCTAAGTCTAGTCCTATCCCTTGGTTTAACCGACACGTCAACATCAACAAGAAACAATCAGCACTACAGGAGACCGAATCGACCAATTATGTCGTAGGTGTCATGAGCGATTCTGTTGATTATGAAGAATTACCAGAACTATAAAGGAAAATAATATGAAGGCTATTGTATGGAGTCGGAATCAGTGCCCCTATTGTGATCAGGCCAAAAACCTGTTAAAATCTAGAGGTATTGAGTTCGAAGAAAGAAATGTCAGTACAGATTGGACTAAAGAACAGTTGTTAGAGGCAGTGCCAAATGCACGTACAGTTCCACAGATATTCCTAGATGGAGAACTGGTAGGTGGATTCACAGAATTACGGGCTAGACTAAATGGATAACGCAGAATTAGAACGCATTAAAGATGCCCTGAGAGGTGTCAAACCATCAGAGATCGTAGAGGACGCTGAGGTAGATCTCAACACCATAGATCTCAGCAAGCTGACTACCAGTGAGCTGAGTGGGTTCAGTTGGCCTAACAATGTAACTATCACAGCAAATACAGGCAGTTATGGGAGTTTTACCATACCTACTCTGTCTAGCTCTGTGTTTAACGGTGGGAACATCATAACCACTAACAATACTAATCCCGCTTGGACAGGTATGCCATATTCTAATGGTAGTGGAAGTACAGGCGGTCAGCTGGAACTAGAAGGTGAAGGGGCTGATGTCTTGATCAATGGTCGCAGTCTAAAAGAATTCATGGAGAAGATGGAAGAACGGTTGGCTATCTTAGTTCCAGATCCTGCGAAGCTAGAACACTTCGAAGCTCTCAAAAGAGCCTACGATCATTACAAGACATTAGAAGCACTGTGCGAAATACCCAAACCAGAAGACAAATAAGGACAATATGTTAATCAACAAAGGATTCTCCCAAGGAGATGTAGTAAGTATCAAACTATTAAATGGCGATGAGATAATCGCCCGTTTCGAATCAGAAACTGTAGATACCATAGTGATCAGTAGACCGTTGGCCATAACCATGAGTGGATCGGGGCTAGGACTAATTCCCTGGGTGTTCCTAGGCGAGGACAAGCAGGTCACACTAGACAAAAAGAATACCTTTTTCATCGTGGCCAGCAAACAGGCGGCCAGCAAACAGTACATCGAAGACACCACTGGAATCAGCCTGGTTAAATAGTATTATTATCTAGGAGAATAAAATGGGAGTTCCAATTCAAACCCCAATGGGGGCCACCGGTGGTGCTGGCGTTTTTACAGCTATTGACAATGGCGCTGAGTTAACCGCTATCGCTACCGCGATCAATGCTCAAACTGTGGTATTGAAACAGATACAGGGCACTCTAGCTGACCTGGTCTCAGCTGTAGGAGCCGTTGCCGATACTGCCAAAGCTTCTAGCGGTGCTATTTTATCTGTATCAAAAGCAGTAGGTAATGCCAGTAGTGCTGTCAGTGATGCCGCCGTGACCCAACAGGCCATGGCTGCCAGTGTGATCAAGAAAAATAATTTTGACACAGAAGTGGTTAGCCAAACACTTACACAAAATGGACAGGCATTACCACAACTACCTAATATCACTGAGCAATTAAAATCTCAACTTAAAGAAGGCACTATAATTTCAGAAGTGTCCAAAGTAGAAAATTTCGTCAAAGACAAGATAAACAGCACCCTTGGAGATGCAGAAGATTGGGCTAAACAGGCATTGGGAGTTGATCAGATCATTGCTAATGTGAAGGCACAGGCCAGTGCTATCATCACTCCGGCTGTTAAAAGTGCAGAAACCACAGCCCGAAATGTCGCGGCTGCCGCTGGCGTATCATCTGGAACTTAATAGATGGCTACTAAACCTTGGATCAATAACTATGGGCAACAGCGTAACAGTAATAGCCCTGCCGTAGATGATCTGTATCAATCACCTAATGTGTTCATCAACGGAGTTCCTGTAGTTTTATATGCTCAGGCAGGGCCGAGTAGCTCTGCCTTTGCGGTGGACATAGCGGCACCTCAGATATCGAAAGTGGATCTTAATCAAGCGGCTATCACAGAGTTGGCTAGCCTACAGCCTCAATCATTGCCTGCTACAGCAGTAGACAACGGTGGTCCAGAACAAGGCTATCAAGGAACTCCTACAACCGAAATAACCACGGTTCCAGGCACTGTTGATCCTGCGGTATCGGATAACATAGTCAGCTGGCTGGCCGCTAGGTTACAAGAAGCTGAACAGGGCCAATGGACTAGACGCAGTCCCCCTGTACCTGCGGCTCCGGTAAATCCCGGCAACCCCAATATCATCAATATTTGGAAATCCATAGGCATCGCAGCCTACGCAAACAATGATCAAACTGCATGGTGTATGGGGTTTGTAAATTTTGCGTTGAAACAGAATGGATACAAATGGTGTCCAGAAGCCAGCAGTTGGGCTATAAGAAATAATCCAGGAAAATGGAGTGCTAGTAAAGTATCCAGTGCTGATGCACAACCGGGTGACATAGCTCTTTGGAATTTTGGACATGTGAATTTAGTTTATACTAATAAAAATGGTGCATTGACCTTTGTTGGTGGTAATCAAGGAGGTAGGGGAAATAATCCTTCTCGTAGCACTGTATCTATAATGTGGCCCAGTGGTTACAGAGGAAATGGTGACGGCACCCTAGCAGGAATTTGGAGACCAAGCAGGTCATAGGTTGCGAGTATTTTGATTCGATAGTATAATAAATATATTATCCGTAGGGGTAAAGTGGCATAGCTACTTGCTTGTGTGAGAGACACAGAGTGGTTAGACGGAGACATATCAAGCCCTAGGATTCCGTCACTTTTATAATTCGTTTGGAGACATCCATGAAGAGACTTATCTATGTAGCGGTATTTGGCAGTATCTTAGCAATGAGCACACTGTTCGCTACCCAAGCAGATGCGCATTGGAGAGGTGGTAGATGTTGTTGGGGTGGAGGTTGGATCGCACCAGCACTGATAGGCGGAGTTGTTGGCTATGAGTTGAGTCGTCCTCATTACTACGAACCTGCTCCTGTATACATCCAGCAACCTCCTGTATACATCCAGCAACCTCAGATCGTACAGGAACCACCGGTGGGATATCATTGGCAGATGATGACAGATCCAGCTACCAATCAACAGAGGCCAGTACTGGTACCAAATTGATAGAAAAACCACAACCTGTGAAACAACCTGTGCAGACTGAAAAAGAACGTAAGGAACAGGAAAGAAAACAGTGGGTTGAACGAGAATTGGCAAAAGGTAATCCCAAGATTGACAATAATGTCATACGGGGTTATAATTAAATTTTAAGGTAAATCATGAAAGTATTATTGTTTGGATTATTAGCAGTCGCAGGCGTAGCACAGGCTAATCTTTTACCAGAGCCTATGGTCAACGACAATTGGACCAGCCAGGGTAGTCCCGTGACCAATTCCTCTGGCCTATGCTGGAGAGATAGCTCATGGACACCGGCCTCAGCCGATCCAAGATGTGATGGGGCATTACAGCCAGTGGTGCCAACGAAAGCGCCGGCAGTAAATCCAGCACCGACTCCTAAAGCTGTAGTAACAGGTAAATTAACCTATCTAGCAAACTCATTATTTGATTTTGATCGATCAGTAATCAAGCCAGCGGGTAAAATAGAATTAGATCAATTAGTGATGAAATTGAATACCATGACAGTAGAAATTGCGATCGTAGTAGGTCATACTGACAGTGTTGGTACAGACAGTTATAATTTACAGTTAGGTCAGCGTCGTGCAGAAGCTGTAAAAAAATATTTAATCAGTCGAGGTCTAGAAGCAGGTCGTATATACACAGACACCAAAGGCGAAAGAGAGCCAGTGGCTACAAATAAAACAGCTGAAGGTCGCAGTGAGAATCGTAGAGTTGTTGTAGAAGTATATGGTGTTCCTAAGTATTGGAATCAATAAAAGAATTGTTGTAATTCCTTTCTAGCAAAGGCATTGTGGACGTGGGTTCGATTCCCACCAGATCCACCATAAGAACATTACTATCCGTCACGGTGGCTAGTAGAGCAAGAATCCTGAGCATCGGGTATGCCTGAGGCGTAATACAGGGTAGTGTTCTTTTGATGGGTCTGACCTGGGTTCGACATGGTGAGATAGCGAAAAAGGCAACAGGATAGGCGATGATCCTTAATCAAGCAAATCTATAAATGCTAACGCATCTAATGATGAGGTATATGCCTTAGCGGCATGATCCTCACGGGGTAGGACTTACCTTG